ATAATAATCCTACTGGATACTGTTTGTATTTTGATACTGAAGCTGCAGTAACCAAGTCTATGCTGCAAAGTAGAGGTCTTGATGTTAATAGGATTGTTGTTGTTAATGTGGTTACTATTGAAGATTTTAGGAGCAAAGCACTCAAAGCAGTGGATTTATATTTAAAGAAAAAGGAAGATGAACGCAGACCTTGTATATTTGTGTTAGACTCTCTTGGTATGCTTTCAACCGAAAAAGAAATTGATGATGCTTTAAATGCAAAACAAGTTCGTGACATGACAAAATCACAACTTGTCAAGGGTGCATTTAGAATGCTTACTCTCAAACTGGGTCAGGCAAACATTCCTATGATTGTTACCAATCACACCTATGATGTAGTTGGTTCTTATGTTCCTATGAAGGAAATGAGTGGTGGTTCTGGTCTTAAATATGCAGCATCTACTATCATCTATCTTTCTAAAAAGAAAGAAAAAGATGGGACAGAAGTTGTAGGAAACATTATCAAGTGCAAGACGCAAAAATCAAGATTGAGCAAAGAAAATAAAGATGTTGAAGTTCGTTTGTTTTATGATGAACGTGGATTGGACAAGTATTATGGTCTTTTAGAATTAGCAGAAAAATATGAAATATTTAAAAAGGTGGGAACTCGTTATGGTGTTGGAGATGGTACAACTCAATTTGGAAAAACTATTCTGGAAAATCCAGAGAAGTATTTTACACCAGAAATTCTTCAGGCAATTGATGAAGTAGCAAAACAAGAGTTTTCTTATGGTTAATTTAAATGATTTGATTCAGGTTTATGAAAATGCTCTTGAACCTGAAGTATGTGATTTTTTAATTCAATTTTTTGATAGTCAAACGCAACTTCATGAACGTATTGAGAATGATTCAAGACCAAACTTTACGCAGATTAATCTTACAGAAAACTGTAAGATTTTCAGAGATGTAAATTTAATTCATGATACTATTATCAAAGATGCTTTTGCATATAGAGATAAGTATTATGAATTTGTAGACAAAAGAGTTTTTCCAGAGTCACATGCTTTTGAGCAATTTAGGATTAAGAAGTATAATCCTGGAGGAACTGATATGTTTAATACACATGTAGATGTTCAAGACTATGCAAGTGCAAGAAGATATCTTTCTTATCTTTGGTATTTGAATGATGTTGATGAAGGAGGTAAAACTGTTTTTACTAAATTGACTATTCAACCAAAAAAAGGAATGTTAGTAATGTTTCCTCCATTGTGGATGTTTCCACACAAAGGAGAACCACCAATCACTGGTCCAAAGTATATTTTAACTGGATATTTGCACTATAAATGATGGAAACAATTGAATCTACAATTTTAAAGAATCTTTTATTTAATAATGATTACTGTAGAAAAGTATTGCCTTTTATCAAATCTGAATACTTTGAAAACTTTCATGAAAAAGTTGTCTTTGAAGAAATCTGTAAGTTTGTTGTTTCTTATGATAATCTTGCCACTAAAGAAGTTCTTTTGATCGAAACAGAAAAAAGAACAGATATTAGTGAGGATACATTTAAAACAATTTGTGAGTATATTAAAAAATTAGATAATACTTCAGCAGAAACAAATTGGGTTGTTGATACTACAGAAAAGTGGTGTAGAGATAGAGCAATCTATCTTGCACTTATGGAAAGTATCAAGATTGCTGATGGTCAGGATGAGAAAAAGTCCAGAGATGCAATCCCATCCATTCTTCAACAAGCACTTGCAGTTGGATTTGATAATAACATTGGACACGATTACTTAAAAGATTATGAAGAAAGGTATGAATCTTATCATAGAAAGGAAAACAAAATCCCATTTGACCTTGAATATCTCAACAAAATTACAAAAGGAGGTCTCCCTTCTAAAACTCTTAATATTGCCTTAGCTGGAACTGGTGTTGGGAAAAGTTTGTTTATGTGCCATGTTGCTAGTTCCGTCTTGCTCCAAGGGAGAAATGTATTGTATATTACTCTTGAAATGGCAGAAGAGCGCATTGCAGAAAGAATTGACGCTAACCTCTTGAATGTAAATATCAAAGATATTCAAGATTTACCAAAACCTATGTTTGATAGTAAGGTAAATGCTCTTACTAAAAAAACACAAGGAACTTTGATTATTAAAGAGTATCCAACTGCTTCTGCACATTCTGGACACTTCAAGGCACTTCTTAATGAATTATCTTTGAAGAAATCCTTTAAACCTGATATTATTTTTATTGACTATCTTAACATTTGTGGTTCTTCAAGATACAAAAGCAACTTTTCTGTAAATTCTTATTCATATGTCAAAGCAATTGCTGAAGAACTCAGAGGACTTGCAGTTGAATGTAATGTCCCAATTGTCAGTGCCACACAAACTACTCGGAGTGGTTATGGTAATAGTGATGTCGATATCACTGATACCAGTGAATCTTTTGGTCTCCCAGCTACTGCTGACCTTATGCTTGCTCTCATCAGCACGGAGGATTTGGAGCAAATGGGACAAATTATGGTAAAACAATTGAAGAATAGATATAATGACCCTACCATCAATAAAAGATTCGTTGTTGGTATTGATAGAGCAAAAATGAGGCTCTATGATTGTGAACAAAAAGCACAGGATGATATTCTTGACTCTGGACAAGAAGAAGAGTATAATTCTAAAGAAGAACCTAAAAACAACAAATTCGCTAGTTTAAAATTCTCATGATTGATAAAGTAGATTTTAATAAGTATCAAAACTTTGTAGATGTAGTCACCTCAGATGCATCAAAAGATTTTGTGGCATTTTCTGATCGTATTGTAGAACTAGATCGCAAAGGTGCTAATATTGAACGCCTTCTGACTGCAGGTGTGGGTATCAATGCTGAAGGTGGTGAGTTCCTTGAGATCGTGAAGAAGATGATTTTTCAAGGCAAACCCTGGAATGAGGACAACAAAGACCACCTGATTACTGAACTTGGTGATTTAATGTGGTATGTAATGCAAGCATGTATTGCACTGGAAGTTAATATTGATTATGTGATTTCAAGGAATGTAGATAAACTTCTGAAGCGTTATCCAGAGGGGGCGTTTGATGTATTCTATTCTGAAAATCGTTCTGAAGACGATAGATAATAATAAACAAAAAATAAATGGCTCAGCAAAAAGATAAACAAGAAAAAGCTTCTATAGCAACTTTTTACTATGCGATAGCAAAAGGTGCTAATCTTGAACCTGAGGCAGATTCTGAATTAAAAGAAGCTCTATTAAGAATATATCCAGCAATGGATGCAAAATGGTATGTAACTTTTTTAAAACAAGCACGTGCTTTGATTAAATATTTGGGACATAGTGAAGGGTCAACAGACAATTCTTATCTTTATGCTTGGTATGATGGTAAACCAGAAGAGATACCATCTTCAGAAACTACAACCTTAATTAATAAGGTTTGGGACAATTTTACGCCACAACAACAAAAAATGTTTGGGAGTAAAAAAGACAGTTGGAATACTGTTGATGTTTATATGGTAAAAAAATCAGAAGAGTCAAAACTTGAGAGAACCATTACTTTACTTGAAAAAGAATTTAATACTCCAGGATTATCTCCAGAAATCTACGTGGGAACAATAAATTCTTTTATGTCTCAGTCTCTTAAGAAAAAAACATTAATACCAATTTCATTAAAAAAAGTAACTCCAGGTGCCTTAGAAGCTTCACTAAAAGAAACTAATATTGATGTTGGTCCAGATAAACTTACAGTAAAAGAAGCAAATATAGAAACATCTTTAAGAACAAATTTTGAAATTTTTAAAGATGGTAATAGCCTGGACTTCAATACAAATTCACTAACAACAAATTTAAATTTTACATCTGGAAAATATTACACCCCCTATTATTGGGAAACCAGAATGTCTGGAAACAATCAAAAGACAGAACTTAAAGATCGTGTTGCAAATCCAACTAAAAAATTAATTAAAGCAGAGGCACAAGCTGGGTCTATTCCAGTTCCTTTGATGAAACAATTAATCAAAGAATTTGGAAGATATGATTTGGATGCACATCTTGGGAGTAAATTCTCAGATGCAGATAAAAAATATTGGAAAAAAATATTTAATGATTTAATGAAAGATAAAACAATTCCAAAAGATTTTGGTAAAATGACAATTCTTGGAAATAAAGTTACTCCTGATCAGTTTATTGATAAATCTTTTGAAATTGATTCTTTGAGTGCTGCTGATGTAAAACTTTTGTATAAAGTAAATAAATCAGATTTTTCTGCAAAGTTAAGACAAAAGTTAAGACAACTTATTATTATTGATACCTTTATTAAAGCAAAAAAAGATAATACACTTCCAGATTTTGTTGGGCAAGCATATTATAGAGCAGCAAAAATGAATCTTTCACAGGCAGACCTGTCTGGACCATTCATTAAAATCTCTTGACAATACATCAGAACATGATACAATACATATAATAAGCACTTGACTATGATTGACTTGAGGACTGGAGATTGCATTGAATTGGCAACCCAACTTGATGACAATTCAATTGATTGCACTGTAACATCACCACCATACAACAAACAAAAGATTGGTGGTGGATTGTTTCGTAAAATTGAATATGACAACTTTGATGATTCACTTCCAGAAGATGTTTATCAGGAGCAACAGATTGAACTACTAAATGTTCTGTTTGATAAAACCAAAGAAGGTGGTTCTCTTTTTTACAATCATAAGGTCAGGTATCTAAATGGCAATGCAACCTCTCCGTGGCAGTGGTTGCCTAAAACTAAATGGCACATCAGAGAAGAAATCATTTGGAATAGGGGCAGTGGTCCTGAGATTTCTGGATATAGATTCACGCAGATTGATGAAAGAATCTATTGGTTGTGCAAGGGTGCAAAGCGTCCTAAACTACCAAGAAGGTCTGTAAATTATGGCAGTGTCTGGAAGTTTGGTCCAGAGATGAAGAATCCTCATCCTGCACCATTTCCTATTGTTCTTCCTCTGCGTTGTATTCAGGCAGTAATGGAATCTCCTGGATTGATTCTTGATCCTTATAGTGGTTCAGGAACTACTGGACTTGCTGCTAATCTTTTAGGGCATAACTATATTGGGTTTGATCTGTCTGATGATTATCATACTATGGCAAGAGAAAGAAT